TACCCGGCTGGTGTCTGTGACCGTTGCGCCTAGCCTCCTTGCTGCTTTGATTATGTCAGCCTGATTCGCGTCTACCCGTGCCGCTTTTCTGAATGCCATCATGCCTTGCCCTCGAATTTGCCAAACATAACCACGGCTTTATCTAAGCAAACCCGGCATATCCGCACCCATCCGGGCGTGTACTCATGGTATACCCCTATCTGTATCAGCACATCCTCTCTGTTGTCGTTGTCGTCGCATTCATCGCACGATTCATTCTCATTGATAATCATTTTCATATGACTTTCCATCATTCTTTGCCCTCCGCTTTTGATATGGCCTCATCCAATATCTCGTCAAGGCGAGTATACCCAGCCCAGTCATTGCGATTCCACTCTTTGATTTCCTTTAGCGCCGCAAGCATGTCCGGCGCGGCGTCTCTAACAGGGTCTACATTTAAGCAGCTTTGGCATATCACTTCGCTCCATGACTCGCTGTCAAATTTACGCATACAGCAATGACACCTCATCCCATCTCCATCGCAGTCTCGCCCTTACATTCAAACGGTCGTGCATTGGCATCAGGGCAAGCCATGTGCAGCTGTAGCGCCTCGTTGCATATAGACAGGTCAACAGGTATGCCTTGCAGCCTGAACCACTTACGGACGTTTAGATCAACGCTGCGGGTGTGTCTCTGGTAGGCTAGTAGGCTTTGCGTTGTTGTCATTTCTTCCTCGTTACCTGTACAAGCTCATAGCCGCGCTGGTCAACGCGCTTCAGGATTGCCTTGAGGCGGGACTTGAGACCACCCAAAAGCGTACACTCCTCGCCCACACCATTAAGGATAGCGTCCTTTAGGATAATCTGAGATAAGCGCATTTCCCCGTAGTTGCAATACTCGTTCGTGTCCACCAAATACAAAGCACAAACGTCGCAGTCACCCTCGTCGTCGGTAGAGATACAAAGCAGACAATTGAAGCCGTATGAAAGCCACCGCCGTCTCACCACTTCCACCGGCACCCCTGCCTCCAAGTCCGCAATGCTCTGCTCATACGATTGCACCGTTTTCTCAAGCGCCCGTAGGTTTGCTGCTGTTGGTTCTGCCATATCACTCTCCCTATTGAAATCCATGCTCCCGGTCATACCGGTCATCCCGCAACTTGTCCATGTGGTCATCTGCCGCAGCCTCGTCGCGCTGTTCCTGTAGCGCCTCTTGCTTCATGCGCTCCGTTTGGGCAATGACTTCCTCATTGCTACAATATGGGCATACTGATTCTCGAATCTCGTCACTGCCTACCTCGTCAAGAACGAGACCATCCAGACAATACGGACACTCAACCGTCACGCTGTCGTCGTCTGGTTCCTCTGGTGCGCTCATCCTATCTTCTCCCGTACAGCCGCCGCGACCATAGCGATTTCGTCGTCGTGTTCATTCATTAAATCAAGGATTGACTTGTCACCGTGTCCGCATTCCTGCAAGGCCGATTCGATCTCTTCATTGAACCCTTTTTCTAATGCACCTAGCAGATACTTCTGATCGTCCGATACAGGCTCATCCGTATGCGCCTCGCCAATCTTTTCTCGTTTAGGTGCAATGTGCCTACCTTCTGCCAAAGGATCGACTACGGCTGCGTCAACGGCTTTCATGCGTTGCTCTTGCTGGTTCTCAAATTCAAGCACCCGCGCGATTTCTGTATCTTTGGGCAGTATCTTTGTCAGCCTACGGATAGCAGTCTTTTTCCACATCTCGGATTCAAAGTCACCATTCCACGGACTGTCTGATTTCGCCGCGCCCTTCGATGCCTTCTTGACTTTCATAACATCCTCTTTGCTCATGACCACGAATACTGACCCGCCGCCCTTGATCTTGGCGCAAGCATATACAGCGTAGACTTTGCCTCTGTCACCTTCCAGCTTTGGTATGTGCTTCAGCTTTGGTGTCAGTCCTTGCTCGTATTCAAATAGATCGCCCTTGAACACAACATCAGCGGATATGGATTCAACCTTACCGGAACGATAACATAGATCAACCATGCCAAGGTAGCCGATAACCAGCACGCATTCTTTGCCGTATGGTATCAGCCAGCCAGCGCCGTTGACGCCTAGATTCAAGCCAAGACTTGCCGCCATGACTACTGCACTACCGATACTGTCTTTTGTGCAATCTTGCAGCTTTGGTATCTTCTTGAACTGGGTCAGTAACGCCCGAGCAAAGTGTTCTTTCGTCACTTGGCTAGGTAGCGCCGTGCTGAATGACGCCTCTAGCATTGCGACTAATCCCTCTGCTGCTCCTTGTTTGGCTAGGTTACTCATTGCGGCTCCCTTCTGAGGGCTTGAATCGCTTATCAAAATCCCCCAAGCATCTATCTGCCCATGATGTTGCCGTTCCAGCAGTTCGGCATGTATCAGCAGATGCAGTACGCGACCACGCATCTGACCATGCTCTCATCCTTTCCTCCATCCACGCAACCATCTCCCGGTCATCCATCACTCGCCTCCTTGACATCCTTGGTAATCTTGATCTTCTTATGCGGTGAATCAATCACAGACTCAGCCGCTACCAATGCCTCCATCACATCACGTTTATTACCAGCACCCTTCCCTCTTTCCGATACCGACATTATCGCCGCGTCTAAATCCTTTCCCGTTATCGTCACCTGTAAATCATCAACGACATTAGACGGCAAGTGTTCGCTCAAAGTCTTACGGTCAAAGAGAATCGTTTTACGGCTGGCATCCTCTAAGCTGTACCGTTTTCCATCGGCAACAATATCACCGGACTCAAGCATCACCTTTAGCTGTCTATCGTATTCGTCAAGAGCCTTCTTGAGCATCCGTGTCTTTGGGTGCAATGCTGCCATGCCTTCAGGTGAAAAGGCTATGTCGTTCTTCATGCTAACCAGCGAAGTCATATCTTCATATGCCGATGATAGCAATTCACGCTTGGCTGGACACTCTCTTGACCGTGGGCAATACATGCAGTTTGATTCCGAGGGTACGTAGACTTGATGAAGCGTTGGCGCATTCACAGCGTCGATTAACTGTTGCTTGAATTCCATGACTTCAGCTATGCCAAAGCTGTACACGTCTTTGATGCCTAGCCTTGTCCAACATAGGACAATAGACACGCGCTCGTATTGGTCAACTTTATTCAAAGCAAGGATAGCGTACCCCAGACATTGAGCGCGCGGGTCTGTTTCTTTGTATCCAGTTTTCCAATCGATGATGACCGCGTGTTGATAATCGCCTTCTCGCAAAGCAAACACATCTGGATGCCCCGATAGTCTCATGCCAATACATAGCCTCCTACGCATTTCTCGTTCAACTTGTAGAAAAGCCAACCCATCTTTTAACTCATCCCAGTAATTCTTTCCCTGCCAATACAACCGCGTGACTTCTTTCTCATCAACGTTATGCTTTAACGCTATCGCTGATATGTCAACGTCCTTTCCATCGACCATCAGCGCATACGCCTCATGTGCCGCATTCCCGACACGCGCAATCTCATTGTCCGAATCTATCCGTATATCCGGCTCCTGTCCGCTGGCCGTGCATGACATCAACCTAGGTAGACTGCTACATCGGATTGTTTTCATAGCCCCCTCACATAACTGTCAATCAGCCACACACAAAATGTCATCGCACCGCCTAGCCATATTCCTTGCAGGATTTGTTTCATGTGTTCTCCCTCCATTCACCCAGTAATCGGGTGATGATATGAGATTTACCTTTGCCAATTCCGTCAATGTGTGCAATTGCGTACCGGGATGCATAATCGCCAGTAATGTACCCACCTTCCTTATTCCATCTTCGATATAGATGCCCCATTGTGATGATTCCGATTCGAGTAATCTGCCGAACGGTCCCCTTACCGACGCCGCTGCCTAGTAGGAAATCAGAAACTAAGCACCTATCAAGAACCCCATTCCGTATCTCTTTAGCGAACATTACCCTTATCCGATTGACCTGTTTTTTATTCCGTGAGCTATGCCCGGAAAACGACCTAACAAACCAAGATGTGAAGTTCTTTCTCTTGTGTATTATATCTAGTCTCTCCCACGTATGCCTGGTTCTTATGACAACCAGAAGATACCCGCCCAGTGGCTCTTGGTTAGGGTCATCGGTAACGAGACCAGAGTAGACATCCCATGACACAACCCTAAGCCCCTTACATTTTAGCCCACGCATAACCTCGTCGATAAACTTTCTCTTGACCTTTTTTTTTGTAATGATATTCATATCTTCTCCCAAAGGCCAGCCAACGCCGCGAATTGATACGGCTCTCGACAAGCTTGCGGACGTTGACTGACGCAAATTAGATTAAAGAAAACTTGTGTGCTTGTCGATACGCGCAATATACGATTACGGTTGATTGCTGTCAAGAGAAAAATAAAATAAATATATGGCATGAAAAAGCCCGTCCCCCCAACCAAAAAGGGACGGGCAACCCAGTAACGGAAAGCTATACACTATCCATTCGGTTCTAACTTACGCGGTTATCTCGATACGAATCCTCGACAATATCAGCCACGCCTCTTGCCTTGGCAACAGCATTGATCTTTGCACCGATACCAGGCTCACTATCAACGGCAATCACAACAGCGTCCAGCCCCATTTGCGTACGCCTGGCACGCCTTCGAGCAAAGAAAGCACTAATGCCACCAGCCGCCGTGCCAATCGCCCCCAGGATAGCCGCAGCCGTACCTGCGAATGGTGCCGCAGGACTAGGGATTGACGCCACAACCGCCGCCGCCTGTGCCGCTTTGTTGGCTATGCTGCTCACCTTGTTACTGATTCGTTCACCTTTGGCAATGGTGTCCGCCGATAGGGTAGTACCCGCCGCGTCCTCAAGTGCCGTAATCACCGGTTCAGACTTTGCCAGTAAGCCCGGCACCCGGTCAACCTGTTGCGGTGCCTGATTGAAATCAAAGCAACCGGCACAACATAGTACCAACATTGGCACCACTAACATTCGCTTCATTTCCCGCCTCCTTTCAAAAAGGCCAGTGATACAGTAATGGGAGACGGAGAAGGGAACACCACCGCACCACTAGCCAAAAAATTAAGAAATACTCATGGTCTTTACACCCGACGCTGGATTATTCAACGTCGTCACTGTCACAATGCTTGAATCATATGTGATCCGTCCCCCGTCTGGATTCAGCGTTGTGATTGTTCTTGTTTCACTGCTCTCTGATAGATCATATGTACCGTCGGTGATCGTTGCCGTCGTCACCGCCGCGCCTGAAATCTTGGTGTGGTTATCTGTGATCGTTGCCCCGCGACCATTCAAATTTGTAATGGTATAATCACCACCCTCTATGAGCAATGAACCATCGTCGGCATTGACAGTCGTGATCGTTCCCGCCGCTTCGATCACGTTGCTACCCCCGGTCTGACTGAATGTGGTGATGGAAGTCCCTGCACCAACCTGTACGCTAGTGTTGCCGCCTGTTGCTGACACGCTAATTGCCGATATGGTAGTTGTCTCGGTTGGTTCATCCACAGCCACGCCCACGCCTGATTCGGCATCTCGCACAAACATCGTATGCGTACCGCCGCCACTGAATAACAGACGGACGGATGGCAACCCTGTTTCGCTTGACGAACTTGCCGTTTCAAATATGGTCGTTGTCGTTGCTGCCGCATCTGAATTGTCAATCTTAATTCGTTGGCTTCCATTTGGCGCACCTGATCCGAAATTCTGGCCAATATTCACAAACTCTGCCCCGATCTTTAGATAGGTATCACCCGGTTCAATGGACGCGCTATTGGTTGTCGCGGCATCAGCGGACGTATGGAACACTGTCCGATCAAGGCCAATCTTGCCGGTATACGTTTTGTCCACTGTCAGACTATCCAGCAGCACGGCATTATTGTCCAAGCCATAGGCGATATTTACACTCGAATCACGCAAGATTACATCATCGGTACTGACAGGGATTGAACCAGTTGACCAGTTTTCCGGGGTTGTCCATATACTTGGCCCCGCCGCAGCCGTGGTTGTCGTTACCGATCCGATAGTACCAGCGCCGCCATTGACGGATGAAGTCGCCGTGAAGGGTACGCCCTCCGTGTCAGCGGTACCCGTAATCGTATCTGTTGATACCGTCCACGTAATCGCTGCGAAGTATGGCAACGTGCTTGCATCTAAAGCCGCTTGCAGCGCCGCCGCTGTTGAATCCACATCCGGCCCCGTACCCGGTACGCTGACGGCATCCTTGCCAATCGTTATTGTATACGTTGTTGCAACATCGTGACCTGTTATCTGGACGGTTGATATTTGCGCCACGACTGGCGCTGTGCCGATCCAGTAGAGAGTTGCCATTGTTTACTCCTGTTATTCTGGTTTTTGGAATACTATTTTTGAATCAAGCAAAGGATTAGAACTACCCCCCAATGTTAGAAACTTTATAGGCCCTGTGAGAGCATATCTCCACGGCTCTGTAGGACGTTGAACTATTGGGGCTACCTCACCACTATCTATTCCGTGCCAAAGGCGTATTTTATCAGAGGTAGTAACCGCACTAAATTGAGAAATGTCGATATTGTTATAAGTAGTGACCCCTCTTCTGTACTGGTCCCCACCAGCTATGATAGTGCCACTATCTACCGCCTTCGCCGATCCCTCTGAAGCAGCTGCATACATAGCACTAGGCCCAGCATATGTAGTATCAGATAAAGACAGATTTATTCTTATCGGAACTACAGTAACATCTCCTAACCACACGGATGCAAAATCGTTAGCCACGGTAATAAGTTCTACTCGCGCAGTAGTAGCTTCATTTGTTATGCAATTAACCTGGTCTGCCGTTAATGATTGCCCAACCATTAGTTTCGCTGCTTTGGTACAATCAAAAAGGCCACCTCCCGCCGGGGAATCCCAGAAAGAAAGCTGAGTTACAGCAAATCCGCCGCCCCAAGTGGCCTTAGCCTTCAGCGCAGTAAACGCGGCGACCCCAGCGGCGGTGGGGGAAGCATCAGCACCAATCCCGGTTTCTCCCTTGGGAATGAGGTCTCTTAATAATACAGTACACACATCAACCAAGCCGGTGCCTTTTACTAACACATCTTTTTGGTCTGTGGCGCGGGCTATTATTCCTATCTCATCTTCTTTCGTCACTGGTGACACTTTCATTGCAGCAAGATCGTTATCTGTCGTTTGCCTCACGATCACATAGTCATCCGTAGATGCCGCAGGAGACACCTTGTGCGCCACAAGATCGCCATCCGTGCTGTTCACAGAAACCAGGTAATCACCTTCGGATATGGTCATTCTGGTAACACCTTAAAGGTAAACGTCTCACCACTAGCAACGCCATCGGAATCAACACGCCTGGCCGTTATCTCATTGTTTGCTTCGTCTGCCGTCGCCTTAAATATAAAATCAGCCAAAGCGTCTTCCGGCAGCACCTGTTCAACCTCATTCGCCGAGGTATCTATCCCATCATTCAACGCCGAATTCAATGTATTCAGCCGATCAATCGTCACCTTTGGCCCTTTCGTCCACGGTATTATTTTATTAACAACAACCATCGTTCGCCTTTTTATTATGCGCTATTTGCTGTCTTGAGAGCATCCGCAATCGTTGATGAACCGAATAAACTAATCCCTCTAAATCCGAGATGTTTGTCAAAGTCTATAAATAGATATTGCCCAACATCCGCGAACGATTGATCCTGTTTAGTTACTGTAGGCAACTTTGTAGCTGGATCGATATGGAAAACTCGCTTTGTCCACGTATCTAAGTTCAGTTGGAAATCAAGCTTATAAGACCATCGTTTTATCTTCTCAAACTTACTAACCGACTGTGATCTATTTAAGTCCACTGGTGCGCCTTCTGCTCTCACCGCTTCAGCGCGAGTACACAACATGGTATCATCTGAGAAACCTTGAAATGTGTCCTTGTTTACGGCTCCATCTATAGGTGCCATCTCAATAGGATTTTTATTGATGTCAATCCCTAAGCTCATCACGAAAGTTGGTTTTTGGAATTTTACCTGTACATTCTGAATGTTTATATCTCCGGAATCATTTTTAAACTGAACGGTAATTGGCTTGTCCAACTCAAGACCATTAGAATCGCCTGGTATAGTATCCACGCGCCTTGCATTTATAGATGACGCATCTATAAGACTACCGCCAAATGTCAGGCTAGTGATAACCGTATCTGTGCCAGTGGAGTCTTTCTTTTTCTCACCGATAAATTCAAAGACTTCCGTTATTAAAAACTTGGTCGGCGAGTTAGATATCGGCTCACATGTTTTACTGGCTAACTCAAATACGCCCCTTTCAGTTGATAGTTTATCGCCAATGTCTCCGATACCGACCTCAAGAGTACCTTGACTTTTCGCTGCCAGTATCACACGTTCGTAATTAGCATTGCCAGAAGTCACCTTTACTATCATCCTACGTGTTAAAATTCTCCCATCGCGTGTTTCACTATAGACAAGTCCATCGATCTTGTCCGGCACAATTGAACCACCAATACGTAAATCCGGGTCTACTGGCATTTCATTCCCTTACTGTAGTGTCAGCGATAATTGCGGTGCCGCTGTCGGCATCTGGTTTCTAGTCTCTATCAATACTTCCAATATCTGTTCTTGTGTATCTTGCTTCAATTCCGGCTGATCTAATCCCGGAGTAACTATATTCCGCGCTAGAGACTCACCAAGGCTCGCCCCTATTCCGCCACCTGGCACAATCGATGCTGCCAGCTTTACGCCACGCGTCAAGAACCCAAGTCCCGCCTTGTTGCTCTCAACGAATTTCGATATCTGCTGAAGTTTAATGAATAAAGCATCAAAAACCTGCACTGTCGTTTTAACGACTGCGCCCATCGCTCGCACCGCAGATGTAATGGTCTTGATAGCTTCCGGAGAAGTCTCTAGCCTTTGGAATGCGTTGACAAGGTCTTCTGTTATGCTATTGGCTACCTCTGTGATTGCCGGTGACAATGATATGGTTAGGCTATTGGCTATCCCTTGCATCACCGTTCCCATCCTACCCAAAGCATCCGACGCAAGGGCAACATCTTTTGCACCCAAAGTACTAATCGTAGCACCAAGCCGGTTTGATGATTTCGCCATTTTGTCAAGGCCAGCAGCGCCGCCGGATAGCAAGTTAATAAAAGCTACACCTTCAGAGTCAAACAGTTTGAATGCAAGCCGCACCTTGTCAGACTGGTTCTCTACTTTTTTCAGCTTTTCTGCAATAACCTTCAACGCCGCGAAACTGCCCAGCTTATTCAGCTTCCTAGCATCTACCCCTAGCTCTCTCAACGCTCCCTGTGCTTCACCTGTACCAATTGCTGCTTCTGATAAACGTCGGGTAAACCGCTGCAATGCAAGGTCAACCGTCTGAATGGATACGCCTGTCTGCGTACCCGCGAACCTCAATACCGATAGCGCCTCAGTCGTGACGCCAAGTTTTTGTGATGTCTTTTCCAGAATGTCGATTGACTCTATTGACCTGCCAATCATTCTGGCAAAAGCCACACCAACAGCTACAACCGCCGCCGCTGTCGCCAGTGCTGCTACCGCTACAGCATTGAATCTTGAAACAGAATCAGCCTGTGACTTTGCTCTAATTGCCTTGCGTTGCATCTCGGCTGTTTTGAATCTTTTCACTGACAATGCTTCAGACTTGGATTCGTTTGCCAGTATGCGCCGCTTACGTGCAATGATAGAACGTAACTCTGCATGTCTTGCACGTCTTGCTCGCTGCGTCGCCTTTATTGCCTTGGTTACATCGCGTTCAAGTTTTACTTGCTTTCGGAATACAGCGGCGAACCGTGATGCCGTTTGCTTTGTTACATCCATAGCCTTGGCGATTTCTTTTATTGCGGGTACGGTTCTGCTTGCACCACTCTTGAAATCGTCAAGCCTCTTGACCGCCCGTTTCATACCGGATTCAAAGCCGCCCGTATTGGCCGTCAACCCGATAGCTATATTGGCAATGGTCGCCATTATCCAGCCTTCTTTTCTCGCTTGTCAATCACGCCCGGCATACCCGCAAACATGCCAAGTATCTGTTCACCGGTCGCCTCAACCCTTCCGTAATTCGGATCAGTAATCATGTGATAGTAAGCCATCCAGTTGGCATACTCACGGCTGTCAACCTTAACCTTGACCTCGCGTTCCGAACATCCCATCTTCTCAGCTAGGAAAAACCAGTTTGCTAGTTCGGGACGCTCTCGGAGTTTTTTTCAAGCTCCTTGATATCAGCTTCACTAATGCCATTGGCCTCACTGGAAACTTCGTATATCTTGTCCAGTGCCGCCGCTGACTTATTGGTGATCCAGCCGATATCGTCCATCGTGAATAATGGTCTCCCATCTTCGTCTACAGCGGTGAGGATTACCATGTGTGCACGTATGTCTACCATGCGCTCACCTTCTGGCTTCAGTACCCGGTATGATTCAAACGCATCACGGTCACGTCCAGACATAATCTTGACATACACATCACCGCCCCACTCAGGCACACTCACCTTGATAGGCTTGCGATCATCAGCAGCTTGTATCTGCTCTTTCGTCAATACAGCCATTTCCGTCTCCTTTTTGTTATGGCTTACTACGTAATGGTGACAGGCCCCGTCGCCTTGAATGTCACCGTACTGGTCATCTGTCCATCAAAAGGAATCTCTGCACTCCAATTGATTAAGAACACACCAGCGAAGTTGACCTTATTGTTTACGCCAGCGCCAGCGACATCAATCACCAATGTTTCCGCTAGTCCTGCAATAGGCGGCAACTGGGTGCCATCATATTCCAAGGTCAGGTCAATAGTTCCCGCGTCTTGTAAATCATCCGGGCAAAACGTCATCGCCGTAGTCGTCGCCATGTGAGAAGTAGGAATGGATGCCCGCTCCCAAGAGAACGATATCGACTTGATATTCGCCGTGAAAGAACTCGTGCCAAATGTTGCCGTAGTTCCTAATCCTGTACAAGCCATTATAGGCTCCTTTCATTAAGTGGTTATCTGTCTGACAAACATCGTGTACGTCTGAATTACTCCAAAGCCAATTGGTTTCCTTTCTCCGCCAGTCGGGTCTAGTACCTCGTCAACTGCCGAATCTAACACTACCCCTTCCACAAACAAGCTGTCGCCACCGACTGATACCGTGACGTTGATCTGACCATGCAACGCCTTACGTACTTCGTCCGCCAGTATCCTTGACAACTCATATCTCTTTTCCCACAGTTCAAGCTCAACAACAACAGTTGCGCAACCAGTCGGCCCATTGATGTGGCTTTCGGAAAACTCACTTGCTCTCGTGTAGACGATATATGGTAGATTGTCCGTCTGTGGTGCCATGACAGGATGGATATGTGTACCAACAATCGCCGTCACCTGTGCGTCATCCTCAAGCAATTTCTTTAATGCATATTCGGGTTGCAAGTTACCAGTGCCGTCTGACGGCGTTGCCAATAGCGGCGTAGTCCAGTCGCTTGTAACATTTGACGATGCCGCTTCTGCATAACCCGAACACTCATATTGTGTGAAGTTACTCAGCCCTGTATATACAATAGTACCGCTGCCAGTTCTTTTGAACGTCGCCGACTCAGCTACCCACGCGCCTGAATGCCCTACACCCAACGGCCTGACCCTCGCAAATATAATGTCAGCACTATCATCTGCTGTGAATGTGAATGTGATCTGTGTGCTTGCCGCTACAACACTATCAAGTGTTGGTGTGCCCGGTGCGGTTGCTCCAAAGACTGCGAAGATAACACCGGCATCGTTACCAGTTGAGTCAGTACCGAGAACAACCGTAAAGTCCGAACCAGTTAAAGCCGCGCAATTCTGTACATCAACATATAATCCTGTCGCTGTCCCTGTTACAACCAGAGTCCAGGCTGACGTACCCTTTAACTCAAAGTCTGTATCTGGGTCACCCATGATTGAGAAATCATCGCCAATCGTGAACGTAGAACCTGCCGGGTCTGTAATTGTGGCTGGTGAGCAAGCGCGGAAGTCTCCCGAGGTTGTCACGTCTTGCCCGTTTGAATCAAACGCGCCGTTGAGCATACTCATGCTGGTAGTCGTTAAATCATCAACGAGTTGTTTTGTCGCGCCTGAATCGTTAATTATGATAGGGGGTAAATCTTTTCCGCCGGTTGTGATTGTCTGGGTTCCAGTACCAGCGCCAGACAGTTCAAGCGTGGCTGTATTCTTGTTAAGCGTGGTGACTGCTGAACTATTCCAGTTCCCGCCAACCGTCCATTTGCCCGACCCCATAGAGACGATAGTACTAGCACCCCCAAGCTCCATTAAGACATCACCCGTAACATTTACGGTTGGGTTATTTGTATTTCCAGCCCACGTTAGCTGCCCCCCGCCAGAGGTATTGATAGTTAAATTATTACCGAAGGCATACGTCCCCGCCGTTGGTGTGAAGGTTGTAACTATTGTGCTGAAAAATCTAAATATTGTCGGCGAATAAGTAGCGGGAATAAGAGTCCCGCCGTCCTCAAAGGACATAGCGGTTAAATCGATCACCCCGTCTTGCTGGTCAACACTTACCCCATTACCAATGGAAAGACTTCCCGTCCCTGTGATATGTCCCGTCCCGGTTACACTTAACGATCCACTGCCAAACATCCTGAAAAACTTACCGGTATTAACAGTAAGCGTTCCTGATATGGTTACGTTATTCTGGGTATCAAATAAAACACCAGCAAGAGTGTAGGTTCCGCTGACTGTTAAATTATAAAAATCATCACCCTGCTCAACTGTTTTACCGGCACCCGTGAGAACAAGCGTACTAAGATTTCGATTGAAAGTCGTGACATCAGCACTATCCCAGTTACCCCCAACAGTCCAGGTGCCATCACCCATATCGACTTGTGTGCCATCCATCGTAACATCGCCACTAACGGTGTGAGTAAGATCGTCACTAGCCCCGTCAATCGTACCGGTATACGCGGATTGCATATCTATCGACAACACATTAATAGCCACATCAAGCTGACAGTTATTCGTACCACCGCCATCGAAGATAATAGCGTCAGTAGCCGTGGGCACCCGTAC